ATGATTCCGACTGGATTAAGGTTCAGGGCGCATATGGTGCCGCATTGGTCGGTACTGCTGATCGTAAAGCTGGATTTGATTGGGAAAACGCCAACCAGTCTTTCAAGATTAAGCTTGGAGCCGTAACATATACCATATTGCTTGATGTAGCCACTACAACCATTGACGAAGCGGTTACCGCATTAAGCAATGCATTCAAGGTTGCAGTCAATGATGACACCTCAAGTGAAACTGACATTTCTGATTTATTTACCGTAATGAAGATTGTACCCACCTCCACTTCTGCATATCTTGCTCTTGTTTTGAAGTCTGATTCTTCTGGAACTGGTTTTGAAATTATTTCTGATGGAACTGCCCTTCCAACGCTTGGATTTACTCCAATTGCATATCTTCCCGGAAATTCAATCCATGGAACATGGAGTGCCCAGACAGTAGAAAGCAACGTAACCAAGGCATGGTCTGGTAATTTTGTTTTCAAGAAAGAATCTTTTACCAATAACGCAATCAGTTTCCAAGATGTTGTTGAAGTTAGCGTTACTGCTCCTGCAACCGGTCCTTGGACACTTAGTGCTTTAGCATCTGCCATACAGGCTAAATTAGATCAGGCATTCTCCGCTTACAATTACAAGAAATCCCGTGCCGTAGCGGTTGTGGATTCATTGATGAACAAGATTAAAATCTCCACTATTTCAGATGTTACTTCTGAGTTTGAATCAATTGTAAGAATTACTGCTGGAACCAGCAATGATCTTGTGTCGCTTCTTGGTGGAATTGATGCGGCTGTAGATGGAGTTCCGATCAGTTCTGTTGGTGAGGTGAAGATAGTGCTTTCTGCCGCAGAAAAGGGAACCTATGGAAACAAGCTTGCACTCAAGACTGAGACACAAATTGTAAAGCTTGGCCCAACCACACAGACCAACTACAATGTATATGTCATGTATGATGGTAAGGTTGTTTCTTCTTATTACAAGGTGAATTGGACTGATGATACTCAGGCTAATTTTATCCTCTCAAGAATTGCCGATGACGCTTATCTTAACTTTGTTGCTGTTGATGAAGACGACAATACTGTTCTTGCAAGGCTCCCAGATGGTATTTGGACATTAGGTGATGGAAACTTGCCAAGTGGCGTAACTTCCGACATGGCCGAAATTGCTGAATTTGTTTCTGGAACCAATGGTTGGACTGAAGCAGGTGGAGCTATTACTACAATGACTTCTGATTTTGAACTCGCTCTTGAAAAGATTTCCAATCCAGAAGTATTTGAGTTCCATATTGTCGCCGCGCCCGGAGATGCAAGCCCATCAATGCAAAATGCCATTCAGAGTTTCTGCGATGGTCGCCGAGACTGTATTGGTGTTGTTGACGCCGCCCCGTTCGGACTTGGACTTGGCATTGGCAACAAAACCCGAATCATAACTGAAGTCAATGATGCTTGCTCGACACTCAATTCAAGCTATGTATCAGCCTTCTGGCCATGGGTTCTTGATAAAGATTCTGACAACAATCAGTATGTTTGGTTGCCACCATCTATTTATGCAATTAAAGCCATGGTTTATACTGACTCTGTGTCTGATCCTTGGTATGCTCCTGCTGGTTTGACCCGAGGTAAGGTTTCTGCTCTTGATGTTGAGTATTCAGCACGAGAAATTGACCGAGACATTCTTTATGGTGAGACAGCAATTGTCAACCCAATCGTAAAATTCGTCAACGAAGGAATCACCATCTGGGGACAGAAGACTACACAGCGAACTCTTACTGCCACCAACAGAATCAACGTTCGAAGGCTCATGATTTATGCCGAGAAATTGATTGCCAAGATGGCTCGTGGATTCTTGTTTGAGCCAAACGATGAAGCCAACTGGTCTGCGTTTGCCCGACAGGCGAATGCCATCCTTGAACCAATCCGCCAGCGAAGAGGATTATATTCATTCTCTGTTGTATGTGACAGTTCAACCAACACTAACGCTCTCGTTGATCAGAATTTGATGGCAGGAAAGATTTTCTTACAGCCAACAAAGACCATTGAGGGTATTTTCGTAGATTTCACAATCACTGCAACTGGTGCAGTTCTTATTACCGAAGCGTAATATAGCCTATATAAACAGAAAACCCAGAGCAGTTGCTCTGGGTTTTTTTATCAAAACTCAAACTTCAACCTTAATATTGTATCATCATTATCGCCTTCATTATAATTAATTTGAATCATTCCATCATACATTTGATTTATTGCTACAAAAGCATATGCGGGGATATATCCAACAGATTTTGCAATATCAAATAATATTCCGTCTGTTTTGTTTATTATCTCATCATTAAAAAATCCATCAAAGGCACAACGAATAAACTCTTGTTTTACTAATCTGGTGTCAAAATTACAATTCTCCCATGCATCCAACCATTCATCTCCTTCATAATCATTAGGATCAGCGTCTGTCCAGCTAATTGTCATGTGTTTGTCCTTACAAAAGCAAAAGCATCTTTTAATAATGGGCGCTTATGATGTTTATTCAAAAACGAATGATAAAATGATTTAAATGCATAAAACAAACCTTCATCATCTGCTGGCACCTTATCATTATCAACAAGTTTTATCCACAACTTCATAATGGAATCGTTCATGGCTGATTCATTAGATTTTTCTGTTAGCATTGCTTTTTCAAACCTCATTCTGATCCCTGAATTTTTCAAACACATCTTGTATAATGGTTTTACTGTATTTTTTAAGCAGTGAAGTGAGAAGTGATTTAATTGCGGGATCATTGACGATTTCTTTAACCTGTGGATCGGCATCTGATAAACCTCTTCTTACATTCTCGCCCCAGCCCAATACTCTTACCTTGCCAAAATAAGTTTCCCAATCCCATGGCCCAGATGGATAATGGACTGCATATCCTTCACCGGTTTCTCCAACACGGCACTTGCCTTGATGGTTTTCTATCCATATAGAATAATATGGTCCGGGAATATATTTTAAATATTGGTCGGCATATAAAGTAATTTTATATCTTGCGCCTTCAGATGAATCATAAAACACGGTCCACATTCGATATTTACCTCTGTATTATCTTATGAAGTATGCTTTTTTAATTAAAAATAATATGATTTTGCATTTATCCACTAAGATAAATGGAGAACAAAGGGTTTTTGTTATTTATTAAATATGGAGGATAATATGGCAATAGTCATTTCGAATGCGGAACACTCGTTTAGAGAGCCAAAGCGAAAAAATAGATGGATTCTAAAATTTGATCGCATTCCAAATCATCCGTCTGGAACTGAGCCACTTGCTATCGATATTGTCTCAGCAAACCGACCAAACGTAAGTGTTGATCCTGTGGAACTCCACCGACTCAATGAAAGATTCTGGTTCGCTGGAAAGCCAAGCTTCGATCCAATCTCTTGCGATTTCTATGATTTTGACAAGGGAAAGAACTCAGCCGCGCAGATTTTATATTCATGGTTCACCGCCATTTATAACCCATTGACTGGTGGACAGGGATATGCAATTACTTATAAAACCAACGCTACACTCGTTATGCTTGGACCTGACGGAAAGATCATTGAGGTATGGGACTTGTTTGGTTGCTTCCCAGAATCAGTTGATTGGCAGGATTTGTCATACGAAGGATCAGATGTGAATCATGTTGTGGCATCTATCCGATATGACTATGCCATGATGCAGGTTGATACTGGAAACGGTGGTATTCCCGCTGGCGCTTAATTAAATTAGCAAAAAAATTGGGAGCCGAAAGGCTCCCTTTTTTATCAATTAATAGTTTTTCCATATAAGATAATGGCTCTGTCCTACAAAAGTGTTGATAATTTGAAAATGTTTAGAAGATAATCATATGAATATAACACCAAAAATAGTGCGGGCAGGGCTTCCACTTAATATTGATATGAAATGGGAATATTTTTTTATTCCACTTAAACTGATTGATGAAAGATGGGTGGGATTATATGTTATTAAACTTGATGAAAGATATGGATATGTTAATAAATATGGATGTTATTTCGGTGGTTCGCATTCCCCTTATTCGCCGCAAGAGGCGATTACAAAAAATAGAAAGAGATTAATAATTACGAGTCTACTTGAATCACAGTACAACAGTGATAAGGATCAATATTAGATTAAAACGCGATCTAAGCCGCTAACACCGGCACAGCATTCCTCTGGCTCAACTGCTCCCTGACCGTCTTGCTATAAA